ATCGCTTACTGCTAGTTTGTTTATGTCTGATAACCCAGTATACTCATACTTAGGATATTTTTTATTAGGATCAGAGAATCCGCTGATCTTTGCTAAATCTTCATTATTCAATGTAGATGTTTGAGGTAGATAGTTTCCTGCTTCCTGATATTGTCTTATAAATTCTGTTGCATCTCCGCCTAATGTAGTATTTCCTAATGTAAAATACTTTTCTGCTCTTTGCCCTGCAATATCTTTCTTATCTAATTTATCTGCATTCTTAGCACCCATAACGTGAGCAGACGCTATTAATCCACCGACTACTTTATAATCATCTGTTTCTTTTATTTTTCCAAGACGAACTAAAGTGTCATAGTTATTTTGCGTATTAGAAAACATTGCTGTTTCTTGTTCTGCGGTATTAGATAAAAAATCTGCTTTCGATTTTACACCATTCAAATTACTCCAAAGTGCAGAGTTATCTAATATTGTGCTCGTTATAATTCCACCTGCTGGACGTTTTACATATCCGAGATCAATTAGCGTAGATGCACTAAATTGGTATTTTCCTAGTTCACCGCCGTCGCCTATTTTACTATAATTATTGTTTGATAATTCAGATCCTAGTGCTGCAAATATTGCTGTTAAATCTTGTGCCTTTAAAGGTTTTAATTTATTCTGCTCAGATAATATGTCATCATTACTACTAATTGCATTTCCTAGTTGATCATATATAGGTTTGCCTGTTTGATCTTTTATATAATTTTGCGATGTATTTTCTTGCTGTTGTTTTTCTAATGCATCTGCATTAGAAGAAGGCTTACCTGCAATAGTACCCATTATCACAGGTTGTTGGCCTTCATCTCCATCTAAGAAAAATCCAACCACCCAAGAACCTGTTACTATACCAATTGGAGTAGATCCTACTCCCGATGCCGCCGCAGATGTTACAGATTGCATAGGCAAAGCCCATGGCAATTCATTTGCGGGAAGTGCTCTAGTATCATCTGTATGCCATCCAAATATTCGAACTCGACATCTGCCTAATTTTTCGGGGTCGTCTCTATCCTCAACTACCCCTGTCCACCAATTCATAATCATAATTTTTCCTTCGATGAAAAGGAATCTTTAACTAAACTCATAGCAACATAGTGCGTTTTAAGATTAATTTTATGTGTCAATGATGCAATCAAGTAACTTCCTGAGTATAGAGGGTCTGGAGTAAATGTTGTTTTATTCTCAGAAGATAGGGCACCCGGATCCTTTTTCGGCAGAATGATATCTATAAGATTACCACATTCTACATCAGTTCTACCGGGTATAACAATCTCCATATTAAAATTTTGTAGCTCCACCATATTTGATCGTCTATTACCAAATATATCTTTAACTTTGGTATCAAAATTATTATCTAAATCATTATATAGTTTTGGATGACTATAATTTACCTGTACATATGATAAAGGATTTCTCACAATATCTTTATTAAATAATGGAACAGGGTTATCACTTTCTGTATGCGAATATTTACTAAATTTTTCAGCATGGTCATAATCTACATTCTCATAATTTTTATTATATAAATCTACATTTATTAATCTACTAGATAAGTATCCTGTCATATTGTTCATAATATTATCAAACGATTTATCTATTCTCAAGGACCTAATAGCATACATTGCAAGATGCCTTTCATCTGCTTTTAAACTATCAATAAAAGATTGAGAATATACATACTCGCCTATACTGGTATTATCTTGATAGTTTAAAATACTATCCATACTACCAAAGTAAAATCCTTTGGTTGTTTCCCAGAATAAATAGTTTGCTGCTTTACCGTTTTTTGGTAATGTTTTACTAGCAATCCAATTTATACATTGTAAAGGATTCCAACCTGGACTAACGAATTTAATAACATTATCGCTATCACTCATTATAGTTATCGGGGATTTATTGTCCTTTGGTGTATCTTTACCAACAGACAATCCTCGATCTGCTTGTAAATACTCAAAAAATATCTGTTGAACGACTTCTTCAGGCTTTCCTTCAAATGCTCTATAAATAGGATTTGCCAAATCATTAAATTGTTCTGTAGATGAAAAATTAAGTTTGTATATCAATGTTGCGCCATCGTTGACATACTGTTTGTCGTCTAACCCATATATTTTATATAATTTGGATATGCCATATTTTTCTTCGAGTGTAGGGGTCCTTACATCTATATACAAATATTCGCTTCCATCTATTTTTAATTCTTGTATTAAATTTCTACTATCCGAAAGCATTATAGTTCCAGATACAACAGAGCTGAATAAACTTTCAGTTATATTTAATTCTATAAGGTAATCTTGAAGGCTAACAAACGTGGATCTATCAAAGGATACTAATATTATATCCTTTATGTTAATTTCACCTGGAAATACTAATTTTTCATCTATCATGTTTGTGCCAACAATTCCTTGTAGCTTAATAATATTTCTTGCACAAACTCTTGTTTTAAAATTTTAATCAATCTATAATTTTCGTTTATTGCTTCTTCAACTTCGAAGTTACTTACAAAGTCTGCAATTTCTGCAGAATCTTGATATGGTATTGGGGTATTAATTGAATTTGTTTCATTACTCTCAAACAATATTCTAACAGGATCATTGTGTGTAGATTCTTCCGTTAAAATAAAAAATGTCTCTACTTCATATCCTGCTTGATTTTTTGCACGATTAATACTAAAAATATTTTTATCACCGCCGTATTTGTCCGATACAGATTTGTAAAGATTCTCTTCAGATATCGGCCATTCAAATCTAGGATCAACTATGTCATTTAGCATTAATATCAACCAATGCAATTCTGTTGTTCCATAAAATCTGTAAGAAACTTCTTCAGGTGCTTCACCGTGTAATACTTCATATTCTTCAAAGTATGTAGAATTATCTTGATATTCTTTTGATAAAACTATACGCCTAAAAATATCTACGACTACTTGTTCACTTGCATAATTATCTAACGTATATGATATTCTAGGAAAATCTCCGAATAGATTAGTAGCCATGCTTTTCTATTCCCTCTGATGTCATTTGTTCTAATTCTTGAAATGTTAATGATAATCCAATCTCAACAGGAGAGCCATCCTCAAATGTTGCAAATTGTTCTCCGCCATATTCTACATTTAAATCTGTAAGTGCACATCTGGCAAATTTGTTTAGATAATTATTTTCTTGATCTTTATAATAATATTGTATATCAAATTCTGAAGGATACAAGTAAAATAACTTTCCACCAGACAATTCCGGATGCATATGTATTTTAAGTGTGTTAATTATATTGTATATTTTTTGACTCTCAGATTTGTTCTTTGGAAAGAATCTATATTTAAATGCAAATGCCCTGTACCCCACAGACTCAAAAAGAACTTCTCTAAAAGGATTGGTTTTTGTTCTTGTGGATAATTCTCTTAGATTGTTTAATACTGGTAATTTGGCTAATTGAGATAACACTCTTGCCTGTATCTCGGGCTCCATTTGTTTTAATGTTCCTGCGCTTGCTGCAGCAGATCCTTGTATTAACAGCCCAGTCAAAAATCCCATATCTGCGCCATTGTTATAGTTTGTTTTATATGATACAGATGGTCTATCCTCGAGGTGAAGTGTAATTACTTCTTTTAACCTAGATACCCCACCATCTGCAAACTGAGGCAAATTTAAAGATTGAAAAAGATTTTTCGCAAATTTTCCTGCAATCGCTGCTGCGCCTGTGCCTATAGCAAGCCCGGGCAAATCTCTTTTTCTTATACCGCCGGCGCCTAACCTAGCTGTCACATATGTTGCCGCTGCTAGTGTCGCCGAATTATTCAGTACTGTTTTTGTTCCTGCAGCAACATCTTGATTTTGTAGTCTTGGAGAATATTCTTGATTTAATAGATTTACTCTGTCCTGTTCTTCTTTACTCACATAGTAATCTTTATTCTCAGTTCCGTTTTTACCCAATCGTCCCTTATCCCTGACATTTATAAAAAATGCAACATAGTGTTGTAGATCGGGTTTTGTTCGCAAACCGTCTGGATATTCTAAGGTTCCTATTCTATATTCACTTTTAAACCCTGAGTTGTTTTGGTACGGGGAATCATATTTTTTGCGTCTCTCGGAGACTATATCGGAAGGGGGCGTAAATTGAGAGGACATATATTCTTATAAATATTATTGGATCATAATTATTTATAGCAAATGACGTACACCAAAACCTACAAGGGTAAATTTAAAACCAAAAACCCCGCGAAATACAAGGGCGATATAACTAATATTGTTTATCGTTCATTGTGGGAGCTTAGATTTATGAAATGGTGCGATCTTAATTCCTCCGTATTAGAGTGGGGGTCTGAGACTATTATTGTGCCCTATATCTCGCCCCTTGATAGAAAAGTCCATCGATATTTTGTGGATTTTTATATCAAAGTTAAGAACAAGAATGGCGAAATACAGAAATATCTTGTTGAAATTAAACCTGAGAGATTCACAAAACCTCCCACAATTCCAGCAAAGAAAACTAAAAGATTTGTGGACGAGGTGTTTCAATGGGGCGTAAATGAAGCTAAATGGAAAGCAGCATTTGAATTTTGTAAGGATAGGAATATGACATTTATGATATTAACCGAAAAAGATTTAGGATTAGTTAATGGCTGATAATATCTTTAAAGTAGTAAGTATGAAGAAGGGCGATGCCCAAAAATCATACACCTGGTATAGAAATCAGGTAAGGAATTTAGGAGCAGGAGTTACTGGAGTAAATATGCTTCGTAATGAACAACTTACAAATAGATTAGTTCCTGGCGAAATGTATCTTTTTATGTATGACCCAAAACACAAAGCAACATTGCCTTACTATGATACGTTACCATTAGTTCTGCCTTTTAGACTAGTCCCAGGCGGATTCTTAGGAATCAATTTACACTATCTTCCATATCTAGCTAGATTTAATTTACTAGGAGATCTTAGTGAATTAGCTACGGATAAAAAGATGGATCAAAATACAAGAATAAAATTGTCCTGGCAAATACTAAACGGATCATCTAGATATAATGTAGCAACCGCGTGTGTAAAACATTATCTAAATAATCACCTTAGGTCAAGATTTTTAAAGATTGACTTTCAGGATTGGATCACTGCATCTATGCTACCTGTTGAAAAATTTGTTAACGAGAAAAAAGAAAATGTCTGGTCAGACACTAAAAAGAAATACAGCAGGTAATAAATGGCAAATTTTTCACTTAAACAATTTCAAGCCCAGGTTAGAGCAAGGGGTGTTGCTAAACCTAACAGATTTGAAGTAGAGATTCCAGTACCTCCTTTATTTGCGAGAAGAGGAAATCTTCTCGATATTAGGAATGTAAATTTATTCTGTGAATCTACAGGTTTACCGGGTCAGGTTATTGGAGTTAAACAACAAAGAATTTATGGCCCTGCATATCAAAGACCAATCACTACAGACTTTGGTGGAGAAGGAATAACGATGGTATTCCTAATAGATCAACCAATGGATATAAAAGCATTCTTTGATACTTGGTTAAGTATTATTATAGATCCGGTAACATACAATGTACATTACCAGGATGATTATGCTGTGAATGTAACAATAAAACAATTAAATGAAAAGGATGCTGTTTCTTATGCTGTCGTACTTCAAGATTGTTTTCCTCGTTCATATAATATGTTAGAATTAAATCAAGGCAGCACAAATAGTGTACATAAATTATCAGTAAACTTTGCATATAGAAAATGGATACCTGCGCATAGAATTACCAATGCAATATATCCAAGAGAATCAACAACAGTTGGGCCGCCCGCACCAACCACATTTCAAACGAATCCATTTTTCGGATATGGACAAAATTAATAGGAATTAAATTATGGCATTACCTAAATTAGAAACCCCAACATATGAATTGATCTTACCATCAACCGGGGAAAAACTTAAATATAGACCCTTTCTCGTAAAAGAATATAAGATATTATTAACTGCTTTAGAATCAGATGGTGAAGAAATTCATCGGATGATTAACGAGCTTGTAGATGTTTGTACATTTAAAAAATTAAAAATAGAAGAACTTCCGAATTTCGACATTGAATATATCTTTTTAAATTTAAGAGCAAGATCTGTGGGTGAAACTACAAGTCTAACCCTGCAATGTAATAACTGCGAGAATAAGATTAAGTTTGAGCTAGATATAAC